GCCTTTATACTTTAAATCAAATCATATCATTGGTGATCAGACCGACGATGAGTTGTTTTTAAAGGGGTTACCTGTTACAGGTTACACCTTTGCATTGGTTGCCGTAGCTAACGGTGCCGCCGTTACAAGCGGCACCGTAACAGTAAAGATTACCAAGGATGGTGGTACTCAAGGTTCATTGGACGCAACTCCTGTGCATGAAGGCAATGGTCAGTGGAGCATAAACCTTACTGCGACAGAGATGGATGCTGACATTGTTGGTATTGCTATCACGCACTCCAGTGCTGTTCCCCAGTATTTCACTTTGGAGACACGATGACAAAGAAGCGGAAGCGACCGGGATATTCCCTATTTATTGAACGGATGAAGCGAGAGGGTCGCTACAACGTATTCAAGGAATACTATGACGGTTTCATCAAGGATGGTCTTTCCACGATGAAGGCCACCTATCAGGCGTGCCTGAAGACAGGCTATGACGGCCCTGATGCGGAGAGAAAGCTGTACGAGGAGCATCTTGAGAAGGAGATGTCAGCAGAGCGTAGGGAAGCACACAACGCTGAGATGCGTGCTAACGAGCTTGAAGAACTAGACATAAATGACGTAAAGCGATTATCAGAATACAACTTGAGTGAAAGTGATTTGCCGGAGGAGATAGCTTGGGTTTACCATAGCCTGCACAAGTGCAAGGGCGACCGTGATGAATGGTTTGTCGCATCGGAGGAGGCACCTTCACCGGGTGCTTGGTCGATGTTGTGCTGGGCAGTGGATAACACAGGTAAGTTTATGGAGATTGTCATTAAGGAGGAACTCAAGTTGAGTTCTGCCAAGGATGATGATCAGTCAATGCGTGCAACGGAGCATAGCATTGATGTTATATCTCAACTCTTGAATGACATTGGCGGAGGTCACGATGAGAAAAATGTTGGAATCCCTTTTTCTTCTAGCGGGTAGTATTTGTTGCATACTCGTTGGTATGCACTATGGTTTGGCAGTCTATCAGCAGTACAAGCAGGTTCAGTTGATGGAAGCTGCACAAAAGGCGATTAAGATGCAGATGGAGTATTTTGAAGAACATACTCCTCCTGATCCAAGACTGAATTCAGCATGACGAAACTATACGAGCAAGTTCCGAAGGACTTAAAGAGTAACTTAGAGTACCGTAGGGACTTGTTGCGTTGGGCTGATACTAAGGAGAAGCAGCGTATTCTGTTTACTGGGTGTCANCAGGATATTCTGTTTTTCATTAACGCCTTCTGTTGGTTATATGAGCCGAGGTCGTCCCGACTAAGGGGGACGACCTCGAATATCATTCCTTTCATAACCTATGGTTATCAGGATACGTCTTTCTTAGACATGCACGAAAACCTTGGTCAAAGAGACATAGGTATTGAGAAGTCTCGTGACTTGGGTGCAACGTGGATGTTCCTCACCCTTTACTTTTATCATTGGATGTTTCGTCCAATGACAAGTTTGGGGATTATGAGCAGAACGGCTGACTTGGTAGATAAGCCGGGTAAAAAGGATACCTTGATGTGGAAGTTGGACTTCCTGCTCAAGGGTGAAGGACAGTCAGGTGGGATACCCCCGTGGATGAGGCCACGGGTGTATCGAGCAGCAATGATTATGGAGAATCAGGATAACGGAAGCAGCTTTGAGGGAGCGAGTACGACAGAAGATGCTTTCCGTGGTGGTCGTAAGAAGAGCATTGCTATTGATGAATATGCAGCTTTTCCTAATGGCGATGATTACAAGGCTTTGGCAGCGACTCAGCACGCAACGGATTGTCGCATGTTTGTTAGCACTCCCAAGGGTGCAAGCGGTGCATATTACGATGTAATGCACCAACCCAGCAACATGTGCAAGATCGTAATGGATTGGAAGGAACACCCTGATCGTAAGCCGGGCCTATACACAAGCGAGAATGGCTTTGTCAAAATTCTCGACGAAAATTACAAGTTTCCCGATGACTACAAATTTGTACTCGATGGGAAAATTAGAAGCCCGTATTACGATCAGGAATGTTTAAGACCCGGAGCAACTCCTCAGTCAATCGCTCAGGAATTAGACCGTGACTATGGTGGTTCAGAGGCTCAAATCTTTGGAAAGGATTTGTATGAATCCGCTAAGCCAAAGTTGCTTGACCCGTATGACGCTGGAATGCTCGATTACGATGAAATTGAACTCACTCCTGACTACACTACGATGCCTGACGGACCGTTCAAACTGTGGTGTCATCGGGACGCGCGAGACAACCCTGTGGCTACAGGCCAGTATTGTATCGGTTGCGACATTAGTGCCGGTCTTGGGGGTAGCTATAGCAGTAATTCTGTTGCTGTTGTTGTGGATACTGTCACTGGTCAACAGGTCGCAGAGTTTGCCACCAACACGATGAGGCCGGAGAGGTTTGCTGACTATGTGATCGCAATGTGTAACTGGTTCCGTGATGCTTATCTTATTTGGGAAGCTAACGGTCCACCGGGAGGTGCCTTTGGAAGGCAGGTCTTGGAGAGGACATACGGTAACATTTACTATCGTGAAATAGACAATAGAAGCTATAGTAAAAAGACGAAGAATCCGGGGTGGCACAGCACCGATAAGAATAAGCTATCTGTGCTTACGCAGATGAGTAAAGCTGTTCAGACAGGTGAATTTACTATCAGAAGTGACAAGCTGCTTGAGGAATGTAGGCAGTATGTTTACAAGGATGGTCGTGTAGTGCATAGCCGTAGCGTTCGGACACAGGATGATTCATCGAAGGGTCAGGCTCATGGTGACAGGGTTATAGCCGCAGCTTTAGCATGGCACGCTGCGAAGGATAGACCTGCGACAAAAGATGACGTTGAGGAATTCACATTGAACAAGGATACTCCTCAATTCACAATGGCTCATAGAATAAACACATATATGGCGGAAGTTAAAGTAAAGGATAAATGGGGATAGCATGTTTATAGACCTTGCGAAAGAGACGCACTTAACCCGTTTAGATAAGGCAATTAAGCACAGCACTCGTGCATTAAGGCCATTTAGAGACAATCGTTCAAAGCTGATTAAGGATTATGTAGGGAGTCAATACGGCAGCCAGAACTACGACCGTCAGGAGATCATACAAAACCTGATGTATCAGACAGCAGAGACCTATACGATGGCTCTGGCTGCCAATCGACCCAGATGCTTAATCACCTCCCTTCATCCTGAACTAACTTGGTTTGCCAATCAGTTCCAAGTGGCTATCAACAATCTTATCAAGGAAATCAAACTTGAGGAAACATTGCGCGCCGCTGTCCTTGATGCTTTCTTTTCGGTCGGTATTGTCAAGGTTTATACAGCCGAGGCAGGCGCAGTCCAGTTGGGTGACGAGGATGAATGGGTTGATCCGGGAAAACCGTATGCTGAGAACATATCGCTCGACAACTTCGTATTCGACATGCAGGCGACGAAATGGTCACAGATAAGATTTGCTCTGGATAAGTACCATATGCCTTTCGAAAAGGCTCGTCAGGATGGTTCGCTTGACCAGAAGATTGTTAAAGATTTACTACCAAGTCAGGACTATTCAACTTGGGATGATCAGTCAGATGAAGAATCTGTTAAGGAGCTTCATGGTGCCGAGAAGGCTCAGGATTCTATTACACCTAGGATTCAGCTAATGGATGTTTGGCTACCTGCCAATAAGCAGGTAGCCACCTTTGCGGTTAATAAGATGAGTAAACCGCTAAGGGTTGTTGACTGGGCAGGTCCTGAACGTGGGCCTTTCCACAAGCTGAGTTTAACATCAGATGTGCCGGATAATATCATGCCGCTTCCACCGGCAATGAACCTGAAGGGTATCAACGANATTATCAATGGTTTGCTGAGGAAGCANCGCGCACAGGCACAGCGACAGAAGGATATTCCGTTCTATCAGGATGGTTCACAGGATGATGCAAGGCGATTGCAGCAGGCTTCAGATGGTGAGTGGACGAGAGTTGGTAATCCTGAGAGTGTGAATGTTTTGAAGATGGGTGGCGTTGATCAGGGTAATCAGGCTTTCTATCACATGATGCAGGATATGTTTGATCGTATGGCCGGAAACCTTAGCCTGATGGCGGGTTTAGGCCCGCAATCAGGCACGCTTGGTCAGGATAAGATGCTACATGGTGCTGTTAATAAGCGAGAAGCTAACATGCAGTACCGTGTCATACGATTCGTAGCAGACATTTGTGAAGACTTAGGATGGCTGCTTTGGAACGATGAGAATATGGAGATTCCCGGAGAAACAGAAGTCGCTGGGATTAAGTTCGACCGCACTTGGACTCCTGAGCAGCGTGAAGGTGACTTCTTGCAGTACAACTTCGACATTGAGCCATTCTCAATGATGTACAAGTCGCCTAGTGAGAGGATGAATAACATCACTCAGTTCCTCACTCAGATAGCACTACCAATGCAACCGATGATGGAGCAGTATGGTGGTCAGATTGATATTCAGGCACTTACAGACATCTATGCCGATTTGATGGATATGCCACGATTGCGTAGTATTATCATGTTTGAGGAGCCTAAAGAGGACAGGCCCGGACCTACCCCTGAATCGCCTCCTCAACCNGCTCATACTGTGCGTGAAAGTGTCAGGAAGAGCGTACCAACTGGTGGTAACGATCAGTCCAGAAGTAACGTCATGCAGCAGATATTGCAGGGTGGTCAGCCGAATCAACAACAAATGGCTCAAATGGGTCGTGAACGAGCAGGTTAATGAGAACGATCATACATGTCAACCAACACAAGCTAAGATCGAACACAAAGAATGGTACAAGTGATCCTGTATTAACAGTAAAGACTTACAAGGATAACCGATACATGTCAGATGCGGTTATACGTGATGATGAGGGAAATGAAGTAGCCAGAGTAGTTTATCGCCCCCACAACCCTTTAAGTTGTGGGGCGAGGTGTTGGATTGAAACTAAATTAGAAGTAACTGATAGTTAGGAAAAAGACATGCCTAGAGTAGGATCAAAGAAGTTTAGTTATTCAAAAAGTGGTCGTGCAGCAGCTAAACGCTATGCAAAGAAGACTGGTAAGAAATCTACCAGTAAAAGAAAGAAGAAGTGATTGGAGATTCAAATGGTTCGGAAGCAATATCTCTGGACAGACCCTGACGGTGTAAACAGGTGGCATGATGTGCCTGCCCCTGACCCACGTTTTAAGAAGAACTCTTCCGAAGTTTCCTTCGGTGCGAAGGGCTGGTCAACCGGAATAACAAGTGACTCTGCTGGAATTCATCCTACTCAGGTTGAATCATTCAGGGATGATGCACAGAAACATGGCTTTACTGGCGTTGATTTTACTAACGATGGTACAGCAGTTTTTTCTAGTCGCTCACAGAGGGCGGCTTATTTAAAGCATCGTGGTCTTTTTGATCGTGATGCGGGATACGGGGATGCGTCCCCAGACAATGCCTAGGAGGGAATTATGTCTACAGAAAATGAACAGGAAGAATCAGTAGAATTTACTGCTGAAGATGTGCAAGTCATTGAAGAAATCAATGAACGGTCACCTGAAGCTGATCCTCAGACTAGTGAGTTAGAGGAAACTGATGTTGATTTAGGTGATGAAAGTGTACAAGATGAAACAGTTAGCGATGATAATTCCGCTAACCAACAGGGGTCGGATCAGGAAAACGATTTCGATCCTGAACTACTGTCTCGTGCAGAATACTACGGGCTTAGACCTGATGATTTTGCAAGTGAGCAGGTTTTGGCTCAGGTCATTGATGGTTACGAAGCAGGCAATGCGCAGCTTGCTCAGTGGCAACAATGGTATCAGAACCAAAATCAGGGACAGGGTGAACAGCAGCAAGGCGATGGCACAATTCCGCCCGAACAGCAATCACTAGCTCGTCCTGACTTCACTGTCGGCTTAGGCGATGATTATGACGAAGGACTTAAAGAGGCTATCAATGCTTTAGCCAATCAAATGGCTAGCCATTATGATCAGCAGCTTGAAATAGTCGCAAGTCATATTATCAACCAGCAAGGCGCGGTGGATGGTTATTATCAGCAACAACAACAGGATCACGCGCTATCCGAGATTGATGCTTTTGATAATGCCGTTAATAGCTTAGGAAACAGCAAGTTATTTGGTGATGGTTCTTTTTTGGACTTAGATCCTGACAGCAATGTTTCTCAGGCTCGTGAGAATTTGTACTCACAAGTTAATGTCTTACGCAGCGGATACTACAACTCAGGACAAGATGTGCCGGAATACGGCGAACTTGTTCGGCAGGCGTATAACACTGTGTTTAGTGACGAGGTTAAACAACAAAGCCAGTCAGAAGTCACAAATAGACTTAGGAATGGTCAGTCAAAGAGATTGGGTGGTGGCACAACCACCCAATATATCAATGACCCTGACTATGATGGGGATGATCCTGTCAACGATTCTAAGCTGAAAGATGCTTATGAAAGTTACCTAAGAGAAAATGGTGACATCTGATCGGTTTGAAACATAAGGAATTAAGCAATGCCA